TGAGCAAGATAGTGACTGCTGGTATGTCTTTTCTATGGCTGGTAACTTACAACAATGCATAGCAAATATGCCTTACGAGCTGCCTTGGATAGCGTTTGAACGACTTATTGACAACAAACGTGACCTTAGATTCTATGAGACAGCAGATATTAAAAGATTAACAGTCATTAACTAACTAACATTATGGGCGGTGGTTCTCCAGCACAAGCAATACAAGCAGCACCAACTCCGGTGGTAGCTCCACCTGTAACAGCATCTTCTGCTGAGGTTATACAAGCACAACAAGACCTAGCACAACAGAACCTTATGAAGAAATCCATAAAGAAAACTGTTATGGCTGGCGATACGGGCGGTTACAAAGGCATGGCACAATCTGGTCCTACACCAACAGCAGCTAAGCTTGGATAATATATGGCTGATTTACTAGCTAACGAGCAGCTAAACAAATATGAGTCAGGACGTTCTAAGCGTTCTGCTATATTTGATTCCGACTGGCAGACCATATCACAATACTTTTTACCTCAAGAGTCTGACATCAATGTTACCAAAACAGAAGGTATCACTGGCTGGACAGACCGCATTTTTGACACAACAGCCATCCAAGCAGCACAAACGATGGCTGCTGGTCAACGTAATTGGCTAACACCTAGTAGCGAGCCTTGGGCTCAATTTGAACCACCAGAGTCTATGCGCTCAGGCGGTGATGATGCTGCTATATGGTTAGGCAAAGCATCTGACATTACTATGCAAGAGTTAGCACGGTCTAACTTTTATGCTGTAATGAACATAGGTTATTTGCATGTAGGTATCTTTGGTACTGATTGCATATTTTGCGAAGAAGGTAAGACATCAGCACTTAATTTCCGCAATACTAAGATAGGCACGTATACAATAGACGAGAACGATGAAGGTATAGTGGATACGGTACGCCGTGAGTTTAAACTTACAGGTCGTCAAGCTATGCAAATGTTTGGTGAGGACAATTTGCCAGAAAAAATGAAGAGCCAGTTAAAGTCTGGCAAAGGTTACGATAGAAGTTTTGATTTTGTACATTGCGTATTTCCTCGTGAGGACAGTTCAAGATTAGAGAACAGACAAGACGGCGGTAATAAGCCAATAGCTTCTGTTTACATTTCTAAAGACTTCCGTGAGTGCGTACGTGTATCAGGATTTGACGAGATGCCTTACCTTGTTAGCCGTTTTGCTAAATGGGGTACAGATAGTCCTTGGGGTTATAGTCCTGCATACCTAGCTTTACCTGATGTACGTCAAGTTAACTATGTTACAGAATACTTAGACTCATTAGCAGAACTTCACGCAGTACCACGTATTATAGTTCCATCAAACCTTGAAGGCGATGTTGACTTAAGAGCCGGTGGTATAACAACTTGGGATAGTAATGACCCTAACGGCAAGCCTATGGAATGGGCATCTGTAGGTGATTACAAGCTAGGCATGGAAATGGTTAACAGTAAGAAGGACATGATTAACGATGCCTTCTTTGTTAATATGTTCAAGATGCTTGCGTCAGACCCCTTATTAGATAAGCGTATGACCGCTTATGAAATCTCACAACGCCTTGCAGAAAAGCTTGAACAATTTACACCAGTATTTGACCGTAGGGTCACTGAGTTCCTCAACCCTCTACTTCGTAGAGTTTTTGGTATTCTGTATCGTGCAGGCAAGTTTGGTACTCCTCCCGATTCTCTTCTTGTAGACGCTGGCGGTAACAAGCGTGGGCTTGCTCTACCTGAGATTACAATTACTAGCCGTATAAGTCTTGCGTTAAAAGCATTACAGAATCGCGGCATAGAACAGACTTTCCAATTTTTACAGCAGCTCATAGCCGTCAAACCGGAAGTAGCTGACAACTTTGACATGGACAAAATAGTTAGAGACTACAGCCGTAATGCTGGTATGTCTGCTGAACTGTTACGCGATATGCGGTCCATGATGGCTTTACGTCAACAACGCATGATGCTACAACAGCAACAACAAGCCTTACAAGCCGCCGAACAGCTTGGTAAAGCAGGAAAGGGTCTAGGTGGTTCACCTGACTTTGTCCAAGATGCTGCAAAGAACGCTATGCAACAATAACCTAAATAATGGAACAAGATACGCTCGCCACAGTTAGGGTAGAACAAGGCAGGATTGCCAATTCTTTTGCACAAATATTTGGACTACCGGGAAAGAGATCAGAAGCTCAAAACCTAGTCTTAGATCATTTACAAAAATGTGCAGGAGACGACGGTAACTCTTTTAGATTCTCTGATGCTAAAGACGGCATAGCTATAATAGCAGCCGGCATACATAGAGACGGAGCACAATCACTTTTGAAAGTAATTCAAAGGCAACTAGACCTTTCACAAAAGGTATGGGAGCCTAAGCCACAACCAATAACCAAAAGGTAATTATGTCAGCAGCCACACAAGCCTCTCCGTTTGAATTAACGGAAGATGGCAAGATTGTCAGAAACTATAAAGGTAAACAAACCGTTCTTGGTCATTACGACGAAGAATCTAAGCATCTTGAATTTGAGAATAAAGAAACCTCAATCAAGTATCGTTCACAAATCTTAACAGTAATAGGTGCAGACGGCGAAGGTACACATTCCTCAGGCCGTGTTGTACGCACTATGGGTGTTAAGGGAGAAAAGAGAGATGAGCCAAAAGCTAACATACCACCACGTCCAAAGATGGATCCTAATCTTGGTGATGCCACTCCAGCTCTTGTTGAATGGCTATTCAAGTATTACCCAAAAGATGCATACATTAGATACGGAGTTAAGTTGGACTCTAATGGAGAACCCATACGTGCTTCCGTACGCCGCAAGATTGTCGAGATTATTGATAACCGTAACTCCGATGATGATAACCTAGAAGAAATAAAGGTAGGAGCTAAGTCGTGGACAAAAGGTCCAATTACGCAAGGAGCTCGTATCATATCACAAGAAGACGGCATCATTGCATCTCGTGCCACACATTTAACATTCTTGCCAGAAGAAGCTACCAATTACGCACCCGGCGTAGAAGGAGATGAAGATTTATGAGCCACAACATGAATACAGATAAACGTGATTTTATAGATGATGCAGCCATACAAGCTATGGTTGCTTTTCGTGAGAAGTTTGATTTCTCAGAAGAAAAGAATTACAAAGACTTAGCAGCAATGGCGTTTCACTTGGCGTATCAAATGTACGTAGAGCGTGAAGAGCGTTATTCTAAAGAAGTAGCTGTAAAAGAAACTACTAAATAATCTATGACACCCCACACGCCACTGTTTGATTCAATAACAGGGGATGTAGGTCAAGCAGGCGGTTCAGCCCCTGCTCTTGGCTTTGCGCCCACTCCTGTTGAAGCAAACACACCTAGTACGCAAACTACAGCACCATCAGCCGTAAAAGAACCTTACTACAAGAGTTTAATTAACGCTGACGGTACGCTTAATCATAAAGCTTTAGATAATCTACCTGACCATTTAGCTGCGTTAAAACCAACATTAGCTCGTCAAAAGAGCATGGATGATGTTTTAACTGTAATGACCAACCAGCAGGGTTTGGTAGGTAAGAAAGCGTTAGGACCATTACCATCTAATGCTACACCTGAGATGGTAAATGAGCGCAAAAGCTTATTGGACTCTATCAACGGCGTACCTAAAGATCCTAAAGATTACGGCATAATTAAACCTGAAAACATATCTAGCGATCTATGGAATGAATCGTTAGCTATAGCTGCCGCAGAAATAGCACATAAGTATTCTGCACCTCCAGCTATGCTTAAGGACTTGATTGCCGTACAAACGTCAGAGTTACAAAAGCAATTATTAGCACAGCAAGACTACGAGCGTGGATTCTTTCAAAAGCAGCAAGAAGCACTTACACAAACGCTGAAGTTGGAAAACATTCCGCTTAATAAAGCACAAGAGTTAGCAGAACGTGGAGCTGTAAAGCTTGGTGCAGATTTACAGAATCCTGAAATACAAACCCTTATGAAGAACCATCATGTGTTCTTAATGGCTATGCGTCATGCATTAGCTACATCTGAGGACAAATTTGTATCTGGCGAATCTAAAACTGGTGTAGGTGGCGATCCTTCTGCTTTAGCTAAAGACGCTACAAGCAATAAAGCTAACCCTCTATATGCACCTTATTGGGATGCACAACATCCGCAGAACAAAATGGCTAAAGAAACAGTTAACCAATGGCGTAAATTAGCCGCATCAAAAGGAGTTAGATGAAAATACCACAACCATTAGGCGATAAGCTTATAGCTCGTGCAGTAGAGCCTACTAATAAACAAGGTATGCTCATTATACCACCTAACTATTCACAAGCGTTACGTACGCATTATAGAGCCGTAGTAGTAGCATCTGGCGCAAAAGCTAAAGACATAGCTCCTGTAGGCAGCATAATTCATGTGTCAGAATCATGGGGTGAGAAGTTTATTTACGAAGGTAATGCCTTCATTAGCGGTCGCTTACGTGATGTAAACGGCGTTGTGGAAGGTGAAGTGTTGACAGTACCAGAAAGTATTCTAAGTTAACCCTCGTCCCCCAACTTATAAAACATTATGGCTATCAACACAGCATTTTCTCCTAACCCAGACCTCGTAGCACAGGTAACAGGTTCAGGCCAACCAGCACCCGGAGCAGGAACAACAGGTTTAGCTCCTACATACGCATCATCCATTGAGCTTGCACCAACACTGCAATACTCACGATTCGTAGCAATTAACACGACATCAGCAGTAGGTAATGCTACTATTACAGCAGCATACATCCCACAAGCTGGAGCACGTTTAGTTGTACAAATCAACAATGACTCAGGTGGCGCACGTACTATTACGTTTTCTACCGGATTCCGTGTTACTGGTACAGTGGTAGGTACAGCTTCAAAAGCTATAGTTGTTACTTTCTGTTCAGACGGAACAACTTGGAACGAAGCAAGCCGCACATCAGCAGCTTTAACTTGATTTAATTAGCATAACACTAAAGCACTTGACTTAACTGTCAGGTGCTTTTTTTATGCCCATAGACAGAGTAGAGGACAACCAGCGCAAGCTGACCCAGCGATCTGTCGAACAACTTTGTTCGATGACCGATCCTTATGGGACAACCGGAGAGCGAACGTACAACACAAGTACGGCTCACACCGTATAAATTCAATTAATTCCTTACTCACATGGCTGGTGCAATATTCTCATTACCTCCCCACTACGAGACGGCGTTCGATGATAACTGGCGCGAAATTATGGCGCAGCAAACCGATCACCGCCTTGCTGGGATGTACACATCCGACAACGTAAACGGCAATCAAAAGCGTTACGATCAAATTGGCGATCAATCTTACGCAATGCGTCAGATTACCGCTCGTGCTCAAAAGTCTGAACCTTCAGACATTCCAACATTCTTCCGTTGGGTTCGTCCTCGTCCGTATGACAAGACCACATGGATCGACTACTTTGATCATATCCTTCTCGGTCAACTCCCTGACCCACAGTCTCCAACAGCTAAGCAACATGCTATCGCTGCTAACAGACAGAAGGACATCATTGCAATCAATGCTCTATTAGGAACTAACTACACTGGTGCTCAAGGAACAACAGCTACAACGCTGCCTTCTACACAAACAGTTGGTGTTACTTATGGATCAGGATCTGCAAACTCAGGTCTGCAACTCGCTAAATTAACGCAAGCTTCCTATATCATGGATAGCAATGACGTTAAGGAAGAGGGTCGCGTATTCATTTATGCTGCAAAAGAGTTGAACAACTTAATCACTAACGTAGATCAAGTTAACTCAGTTCTTTACAACGATGTTCGCGCATTACGTGACGGTACAATCCGTGACTTCATGGGCTTCCATTTTGTACGCACCCAGTTGGTTCCTTTCCAATCTGGCTCTTCAACAATCCGTACTTGTGTAGCTTACCAAAAAGATTTCCTCTTGATGGGAATAGGCGAAGACGTACGTACCCATATCGATATCTTACCTATGCAATCACACGCTATCCAAGTTCGCACTGCGCTCTTGATGGATGCGACTCGTATGGAAGAAAAGGGTGTAGTCCAAGTAAATTGCGACGAATCCGTTTAACCATTAACATAGGAGACAACTAACATGGCTATCTATTATACAGACGTAGCGTCTAATCAAATCCAAGGTGTCAACTTTCCGGGCCAAACTGGCCTGACAATGTTGACTACCCAACCGGGTGTACAGAACAACCCTATCCTTGAAGGTCCTTCAAAGATTACAGCCACATATACGTGGACAGGTAACGAAGCTCAATACGACCTTATCAACATTGCTATCATACCTTCTGGTGCAATGATCGATCCTAACGGACGTGTTTCCAGTGGCACAACAGCTCCTGCGACAACATTAACATTAGCGATTGGTGATAACGATCAAGGTTTGGCATCTAACTTGCCAATCCCAAATCCACAAACAGCACCAAATTCATTAACTGTTATCCAAGCTCCAACTTGGGTTTCTGGAACTGTTTATGCTGTTGGTCAAATTGTATTGGACGCAACTTCAAGCCCTGCGAACCAAACATATACTTGTATCAAAGCTACTACTAGCTCACAGACGACAGCTCCACACTCAGATACTACATACTGGATTGCAAATTCAGTACGTTATTCGACAGCTATCAACTGTGCTGGTGCAAGCGGTAACGTATCTACAACAGGTGGTACAGCGCTATACGCTCCATACCTCGTGTCTGAAGATTGCTGGTTACAAGCACTAGTTGCTACTATCGGTAGTCCAGTTGCAGGAACAGTTAGTGTGTTCCGCTTCGAGATCGTCGATAACAACTAATTGGGTTAGTGGTTTGACGTAATTAAAACCTGCCCCATAGTTGCGTTGTGGCGACGTAGCTATGGGGTTTTTCTTTTTCCATGTTTTCAACACTATCACCGACAGACATTGCAAATTCAGCACTATCTAAAATAGGTGCTCAGGCTATTCAGTCTTTAACAGATTTGAGTAATGCGTCGGCTATTGCTTGTAACAATAACTTCCAGTTGGCGTTTGAGACCGTAGCTCGCGCAACACGATGGAATTGTTTGATTACTACGGCTAATTTAACACCTGTAGCGCAGACTCCGTTGCCCCCAGTAAGCCCTACCCCTGCATCAATCCCTTGGGCTCCGTATACGTCATATGCTGCCAACGTATACCTTTCTTATGGCAACGCTATATATACCACTGAGTACGCATACACATCCACGGGCAATTTTACTAATGACCTCACTTCAGGTGCTCTTGTACAAGCTGATTATCCGGCGTACAATGCGTTCGGAGGATATCCAGACGGAACTCAGTATCCCTCTGGTTGGTCTTACGCTTTTTCTTTGCCTAGCGACTTCATATTGCTTGATACGATAAATGCTAACACGGACAATGATGCTGGTTACGGCAACATGGGTTCAGATGAGTATGAGATTATGGGTCAGCTTATATACTCAAACACACAGCAAACATCTATAAAGTATGTTTCTAATAATCAGGATACGACACGCTGGGATCCGTTATTTGCAGACTGCGTAACATATAAACTAGCGTCTATGATTGCTACAGCTTTACGTCAAGACGGCGGACAGACAGCAGCCAGTATGTTAGGTACGTACAAGCAGCTATTAGGACAAGCAATTACCAAGAACGCAGGCGAAAAGAAGCCTTACAGATTCCAACCAATCAATTCTTCAAGATTCGTAGCTTCACGTTGGAATTTTATCAATGGCTAAAACAATTGACAGCCAAGTTACCTTTTCTGGCGGAGAATTTAGCCCAAGGCTAGATGCACGCATAGATCAAGAAAAGTATCGTTCAGCAGGACGGCATATACAAAACATGATCCCTCTTAAACAGGGACCATTAACACGTCGTGCTGGTACACAATACATAGGTGCTGCTAAAACAAGTAATACACTTACACAGGAATATTCGGTAAGGCTCATCAAGTTTATCTATGATCCTAACACTACATTTATGTTAGAAGTGGGACATAAGTATATACGTTTTTATTCTAATGGTTTACAGGTAAACATCAGTTCTGCTCCTGCATATGCCACATCTACCAATTATCCAGCAGGACAATTTGTTTCGTATGGCGGACTATTTTATTACAACACTGTAGTTGGTAATAGCGGTACAGGCACACCAGCGACAGACTATCCACGTTGGATACAACAAAGCATTTTAGAAGTACCTACGCCTTATAGTGCACAATACGCTGCTGGTGGTAATAACTGGAGTAGTGATATATGGCAGATACAAGTGTGTCAGATAAATGACGTAGTGTATTTCACACACCCAGATTATCCTGTTTATAAACTTACACGCATTACTGATACTAATTGGACATTTGAAAAGGTTCAATTTCTTACGCCTGCTTTACTAGATCAAAACGCAAGCAATACTACATTAAGTTGTGATACAAATATAGGTACAGTAAACATCACTGCTGCTGCTCCCGCGTGGGTTACAAGTAATTATTACACTGTTGGTAATTCCGTAGAGGTTAGTTCAGTAATTTATAAGTGCGTAATTAGTCACAAATCTAGCAGTTTTGATTCTGATTTAGCTATTGGTTATTGGGTAGCAGTAAACATATTTGATGCTAAACACGTTGGTAGTTATTGGCAAATAGCTTCATTAAGAAATTCAGCTACAATTGAAGTGGATGCAAGTTCACCTACTTCTGCTTTTCCTTTAGGTTATTCAAATAACATACAATCTTTAGGAAGCTGGGAGGTGCATACATACGGCGTATGGTACGCTACGTTTGCTATAGAGCGTTCTCTTGATGGCGGCGTAACATGGGATGCAGTAAGGACTATTACAGGTAAGGGTGACCGTAATGTAGATATTACAGGTGTAGCAGAGGTTACAGGGCTTTACCGTATCAACGTTATATCTTCATCAGCACCTACAACGGCTGGTGCTTCAGCTCCTCGTATTGTATTTGAATGTGTAGATGCATATCTTTACGGATTAGTACAAATTACTGGGGTAACGGATGCCTATCACGCTTCTGCACAAGTAATACAAGAGCTATATGATAATGCACCTTTAGCTGCTACATGGAGTAGTACAACTAATTATGTAGTTGGAAATATAGTTTCTTATGGCACCACGAATTATACCTGTACGCTCTCAATTACTGGTGGCGCAACGCCGCCCCTTAATCCCGGCAACTGGACTCCTAACGGTCCGACAACAGAGTTCTGGTCAGAAGGCGCTTGGTCAGATTATAGGGGATACCCGCAAGCAGTTGCCTCTTATCAACAGAGGGTTGTATACGCCTCAACAACCTATGAGCCTCAGCGAATATGGGGTACAGTCACCAACGACATCGAAAACTTTGCTTTAGGCAATCAGACCCTAGCTACGGATGCTTTTGCTTTTGATCTTAATGCTCCTAGCCGTGGGTCTATAGTTTGGTTATGTGCGCAGAATAATTTAATAGCAGGCTTTGCTGGAGCTGAATGGGTAATTTCAGGAAGCGGTGCAACCACAGGTGGTAGCATAGGTGGTAGTATATCTCCAACATCTATACAGGCTGTAGAACATTCTACGTATGGTTCTATCTTTGGCGTTAATCCCTTAGTGGTGGGAGATGGTATAATATTCACTCAAAGACAAGCTAATCAAATTAGGCAGATGATGTTCTCGGTATATACAGAGAAGTACATGAGCCAGAGTTTAACAAGTTATTCAGGACACCTGTTTAATTCGGGAATAGTACAATTAGATTATCAACAGCAATGGCACGGTCAGCCTGAATTATGGACCGTAACTCAACAAGGTGAGTTATGCGGAATGACGTACGAGATGGATCAAAACATCTTTGGATGGCATAGACACATTACAGGACAAAACTTAAACAACCCTGATAGTGCTCATCCTGATATAGGATTTGAATCAGTGGCTACACTTTACGGTACAGGCAATTCAGATGACGAGGTGTGGGTAGTAGCTAACAGGTATGCTTCATTCCCTCAATGGTTGTCTACTACACGTTACTATAGTCAAAGTAATAATTATGCGTTTAACACAACTGTTAGCTATAACGGCGACCATTATTTGTGTATATCTCCTAGCCCTAATTATTCTGTACTATCGTCTACTACCCCAGACTTGGATACAACTAATTGGCAAAAAGTAGATCCTTATGCTTATGGACAAAGATTCATAGAACGCTTTAACCCTACCAATTGGGAACAAACCTATTTTAACGCACCTACGGGTCCTCAAGCTATAGTGGCTAATGCTTTCTATGTTGATTCTGGTACAACAGTAAACAATCCGGGATCCGGCACAATAACAGGACTTGATCATTTAGCTGGTAGATGGGTGGTAGGGCTATCAGATGGATATGCCTTTGGACCATTACAGGTAGGCTTAGGCATTTCAGGTGGGCAGGCTTACGGCACAATTACCATACCTAGCGTGCCCTCTGGTGGTCCTAGCGTCGTACAGGTAGGACTGCCAATTACTTATGAGCTACAGGCAATGAGGTATGATGCCGATCAACGCCAAGGCAACACACAAGGTCTTATTAAGCAAATTAGCGATGTATGGATTAGAGTGTATAATTCTTTAGGTGGAATGATAGCTAATAGCTATTCTGGTGTTGGACTACCTCAAGCTGTACCTATACCTTATAATACAACGGCTAACCCGTTTGCTACGCCGCAACAGAATCTTATAACAACCCCTACGGATATACGTATTACCCCGCAGCTCAATTTGTCGCCAGATACGGATCCAACTATCATTGTAACCGGCAGCGATGCATTACCGTTGACCGTTATAGCACTTATAATTAAGTACGATGTTATAGCAACTCCATGACCATCAGAGCTTACAACAACGATTTAGATTACCCTATGATTAGATCATGGTGGATGGTGCATGGCAGCAGTGTTATGCCTCCTGACGTATTTTTGCCTGCAACAGGGTTTATAGCCGAAAACGAGGACGGTCCTATAGCAGCTAGTTTCCTTTACTGCGTAGTAGGCGGCATTTCGATTATAGAGTTCACGACAACCAATCCTATATGCAAGCTTAGCCGTGACTTAGTTAAGGCCGTAAAAGCCTTATATGCCCACCTAGAAGCGATTGCGTGGGAAAACAAAAGCCCATGTGTACTTTCATTTGTTAAACCAAATAGCGGAGAATCCCGTATAATGTCCAAGAAAGGTTATCAGGACTTACAGGG